TTCTTTGTTTAGGTAGGTTACTATGGTTAAAAACGGGAACTTTTCTTGCAAGAGCTTGTGTGTTTCTGGAGTCATCTTATCCCACCGACAATGTGATGATATTTATGGATAAATAATCCAGAGAGGCAAAACGGTAAACCATGGCTGACCAAATACTGTTTAAATTCAGGGAATATGTTCAGCTTTGGCAAACCGATAGGAATGTGCCCAACATAAATGGACCGATGATACAATATAACACCAAGATCTACAAGGGCGTTACCAACACCATAGATTTTCAGGTGAGAAACAACGACCGGAAACCGGTAAACCTAGTCGGTTATCAAATCGAAGGACTGATACAACGTGTTGAGCAACCTGAGCTTTTGCTTGAAAAGCCGATACAGTCGATAGATGACAAGACCGGTAAGTGCCGCCTCACCCTTTATCCGGGCGAGATTGAAACTTGGCTTGCCGGATACTATCGTTACACGGTTAGGCTAACTGACGTAACCGGGAAACAAGAGTATCTTTATACCGATGTAAATCGAAGCACATTTGGAACCTTTGAGCTTATCGAAGGCATGAGCGTGTCGTTGACGCCGGCACTGGAGATCAACTCATCTTCATTTACGCCATTGCCGGCTGGTGAATACGAAAACACATGGAGCACCGGCGCATTGGTTGGTGATGCGCAGGACAACCGCACGAACGGCATGCACACGATCGTGGCATATACGTCCGATAACTTCCAGGGCAGATTTTGGATACAGGGTAGCTTGACCACACAAGCACCGCAGGTCGGTGATTGGTTCGACATACCGCTAACGACCACCACAAACTATTTCCAATATACCAGCACTGATAGCCCGAGGATCAAGGTGTTCAACCTGACCGGAAATTATTATTGGATAAGAATGTTTTACAAGGTTGACCCACTTAACAAGGGGTCGTTTGACAAGGTGCTCTATAAGAGCTAACTTGTGACCACCGCTGGCAAGCGAATAAACTGTCTACATGCCTCTGCTTCTACATCAATTGGTACAAGAATTCTTGCCATCACGCCGCAGGCAGAATGCCAAGGGCTGGTGGCAATTTAACTCGGTTTGTTGCCATCACCGTGGACATGGCCATGATTCGAGAGGCCGAGGAAACTTCCTATCCCTTCCCGACGGGACGATGGTTTATAACTGCTACAACTGCGGATTCAAGACCGGATACAAGGGCGGAGATATCGGTCATCAATTTGAAGCATGGATGTCATGGATTGGGGTACCCCAAGAAAAGATACAGCAGGCCAAGCTTGAGATACTGAGCAAAAAACTCAGCGGAGAGCTGGAGATCATAACTGAGCGAGAATGGTTTAAGACCGAGGACTTTCCGGAGGTTGAGCTCCCTAAGGGTGCTAGATCGATATCACAATGGATGGCAGAGGACGAGCAACCACCCGACATGGTTGCTTGCTTGGAATATCTCGTTAGCCGTGGTCGTGCGGTATCGGAAAGCTGGGAATATTTTTGGGCACCAAACTTTCCTGGCATTGCCGGCAAAAAGGTCGAGTTGCATCGTAGGATCATCATACCATTCAAGCATCGAAACAAGATAGTCGGTTGGACTGGTAGATATTTTGGAAAACCGCCCAGCGGTATTTCAAAATATCATAACAGTGATATACCATCGGGTTACCTTTTCAACGGAGATGCCATATCAGCCAAAGGTAGGAAATTCGTGCTGCTGCACGAGGGTCCATTGGATGCGATAGCAACTGACGGGGTCGGCGCGCTTGGCAGCACCCTGAACAGATCACAGATCGCTTGGCTTAATAGCACTGACAAGGAAAAGATAGTGGTCCCTGATAGACAGGGTAAAAACCAAGATCTGATCGATGTGGCGCTTGAGCAGGGTTGGAGCGTGAGCTTTCCAGAATGGGACGAAAAGATCAAGGATGCTGCCGAGGCATCAAAGATATACGGCCGACTTTATACACTGGCCAGCATATTGCATGGTAAAACTGATAGTCAGCTAAAAATCGGCGTTAAACGACAGATGTTAAGAGGATGAAATGGCATTGAACAGCGATCCAGAAGAGATCAAGGAATACACGGAAGACAAACAAAAGCTTTTGATAGATGTCTTGCTGAGCAGCGAGGAGGTGTTTGCTCGTTGCCAGAACATCTTAAACGACAAGTATTTCGTTAATAGACTTAGGCCGGCGGTTCGTTTCATTTTGAAGCACGCCGAAAAATACAGCGTTCTTCCGAAGATAGAGCAGGTTAACGCCGAAACCGGATTAAACTTCATACACATATCCGACATAGCGATCCAGCATCAGGATGCGTTCTTGGATGAGATCGAGGAGTTTTGCAAGAATCGAGCCCTTGCTAATGCGGTGCTTGGTGCCACTGATCTCATTGAGAAAGGTCAGTATGGTGAGCTTGAAAAGAGGGTTAGGGAAGCAATACTGATCAGCCTACAGAGCGATCTCGGGACCAACTATTTTGAGGATCCGAGGGCGCGTCTTCTTCGCATCAAGGACAAGAACGGACAGGTTAGCACCGGCTGGAAAACCGTTGATGACAAGCTATATGGTGGTGTTAATCGGGGTGAGATAACCATATGGTGCGCCGGGTCTGGCGTCGGCAAATCCCTGTTCTTGCAAAACATTGCCATTAATTTTGCAAAGCAGGGACTGAACGTCATCTACATCTCTCTTGAGCTTTCCGAAGAGCTGTGTTCAATGCGCATGGATTCGATGCTATCAGAGATATCAACCAAGGAGATCTTCCGAAAGATTGACGAGGTTGAGATCAAGGTTACGCAGGCTGGCAAGAGAAGCGGTAGCATGCATGTCAAGCAGATGCCGCAGGGCAGCACCTGCAACGACATCAAGGCATATCTCAAGAACTATGAAATCGAAACACAGAAACGACCTGATGTGTTGGTGGTCGACTATCTTGATCTTCTGTTTCCTAACAACAAGAAGATTGATCCTAGCAACCTATTCGTCAAGGACAAGTTCGTTACCGAGGAACTACGAGGTTTGATGGTCGAACGGCAGATGATCGGCCAAACGGCGGCACAGTTGAATCGTGGTGCGGTTCAGGAACAAGAACACGATCATAGCCACATCTCTGGAGGTATTTCCAAGATCCAAACGGCTGACAATGTGATATCGATCTTTGCCAGCGCAGCAATGAAGGAGCGAGGACAATATCAAATCCAGTTCCTTAAGACCAGAAGCTCCAGTGGTGTTGGTAGCAAGGTAAATCTAGGGTTTGATCCAAACACCCTGCGGATATTTGATAGCGAGGAAGATCCACAGATAACCGCCAGTGGCGGTAACACCGCTGACGTGTTCGCCGATCTAAGAAGGAAAAATGCCGCGGCTGCGAAGAAAGAGGAAAAGATCGCTCCAAAAGCTGATCCTACAAAAAGCATCAAGGATCTCAGTAGCTTGACCGCGCTGATAAGGAGATAAGAAAAATCCGGAGCATTGCTCCGGATTTTTTAATGGATAGTTAGTTCAAACCAAGCTCTTTCTTTTCGTCGGAAGTTCCGTGGTTCTTAACCGCATCGATCATTGATTTCATTTGTGAGATTGAATCGTTGGGACCAGATGGAGATTTCTGATCCTTTGCTATGTATGCCTTGACCTTGTTGTCGTCCAATTCTTCGCTTACGCCCTTGGCAGGCTGCATCACGCTGGCTATCTTGCTTTTTTCGGACGATCCCAGCGTTAGCATGTGATCAAACGCAACGGCTATTGCTAGAAGTTGGTCGTGATTTAGTTTTGGATCATCGTGGCGAAGAACGGCCATTGCGCTCTTAAATGCGTTAGCGTTTTCTTCTGGCATTCCAAGCATGTTTATCAATGCTTGTACATTGATATTACCGGCCACCTTTTGCAATCCAGCCGGTTGCGTGAGCATGTCGTCGACCTTGTCATCTTGTGCAGGAGCATCACTATCATCGCTGTTTCTCGTCTCAGTGTCATCGCCCGCAGAATCGACCGCAGCATCGCCTTCCTTCTCCTTGTCCTCTTCGTGGACGACGGTGATGTATTCTTCTAGCTTATTGAGGATGCTACGTATATCTTCTGATAACGGTATGGCCATGGTCTGTCTCCGAATGCTGATTCTTAAACTATTTATTCGATAAGCAAGTTTAGTATAAATATCTTACCAACGTGCGGAATTTGGTCATGGACTCATTAAAAAACATCATTGAAGAGCTTGATACGATAGTACCTGCTAAAAGCAAGCATACCATCATAGAAAGCCGTGCTATCCATATAATCGCGTCTGCGGTCAATCTTGCGAGATTGATACGAGAAAGCTATCCGAGCGATGTTGCCGATGATCTGGTCAAGCGTCTCCATCGAAGCATTCTCAGTGAGGACGATAAGAAGTTCATGAGAAAAATCAAAGAATTGAGGAAGTCCGGATGAAGATCAAACACATCACCAAGCAATCGGATCCGGTTGAGGAAGGCCTAAAAGATTACATTGGATTGGTCGGGAATGCCCTTGCAGGCGTTGTCAGTGCCCGGCACCGAGGTAAGGCCGAGGTAGGCCGCGTTCTCATTGATGCCAAGAAGAATTTTTCACAGCACATGGGACGAAACGGACAAAACTGGGCAACCGTCACATGGAACACCTTATACAAGTATCTATCGATGCCAAATCAGCTCGGATTAACCGGAGATGAGATCAATAGAATGCTCAAGGACAATTCCGTTAAATCAAAGATAATAGAGTTGATATCAAAACAATCGAGCAAGCAGCTAGGATCGGCTCCCGGTAATCAGAAAATATCAACCGATGTAATGAAAAAGGATTGGGCAAAGGGAGCGTCGATCATCGGCGGACCAGAGGACAAGGATTCTGCTAAGAGGGCAGAAATTGCCGTAACCTACATACTTGAGCTCGGTGCTATCAAATGGCTCGAGCGTTCCGATTCTACCAGCGATATGCCCGACGAACCGACCACCGAACCCCAGGCGCCGGCGACACAACAAACAGCAGCAACGCAACAGTCGGAACCAAGCGGGGAAACTGGTAAGATCGATCGTGCTGCCATAGACAAGATCAAACAAGAACTAGCCAAGATCAAAGGAGGCAGTTAGTGAGGTATCAAAGCTTAATTGAATCGAACCCACGCAGGATTGCCTTGCTGGAGACGATCTGTTCAGATGTAACTCCTGATCAACGACTGGTGATCGAGGGATTATACAATCATTTTAAGCCCCTATTTGAGGTTGAGCTTAATCCTTCGCAAATCAAGGATGTGTTCTCAAACGTTGAGCAGGAATTAACCGCCAAGGGCAGCAACAGGACCGTCGTCGGAAAGGCGGTCGATGCTGGGACCCGCGCCAATGCGTTGTTATCAACCGCTGGTAAATGGTTGCAAGATACCACACCGGTTAAGTTCTTTGATAAGAAGTTTGAAGAACTAAAGTCAGAAATAGTTGCGAAGATGGGCGACGATTCAAAGATCGTCAAGAGTGTTAACGCGCTCGGAACTTTTGCAAAGGAAAATCCGGGAAAAACCGCGTTCGTTGTCGGTGTGCTGACGGCCATGGCGAGCTTGGGCGGTGGTCCGGGTGCCGGTGCGATCGCCGGCCAGCTGTTGCGCGGATCGGTTGAATTGCTCAAGGGTGAGAAACTGTCAACGGCGGTCGGCCGTGGTATAAAGACAGGATTGGCCGGCTACATCGCAGGTCTTGGTGCCAAGGGTGTTGCTGAAATGTTTACGAACCTGGAACTTGATGTGTCCAAGATACCAGGATATCTCAGCCTTCGCCGGATAAATCTCTACTACAACGTTAACGGACAAACGCTATTCCAGTTTAATGCGGTGATTCCAGCTGAGCTACAAACTCGCGTTAGTGCGTTGTTCGAAGCATCCATTGCACAGATACGGAACGGTGACTTTGAGCGAGGTGCAAATGGCTTGGCGCGACTCCGTGATATCCTTTCCGATCGCGAGCTACAGAGAGCTGTTGACCTGGCACTTGAGAATAACTCCGTGCTTTATGCCAACGCGCGAGACGAGATAGCCAATGCTAAACGTGTGATCGATCAGATGGTTGCTGGAGTACAGGGTGTGGTTGCCGGGGGAACATCCTCTGGTCAAAAGAAAACGGACAAGAATGATCTTACTGAATCGCAGATACGAGAAATATTCTCTCTAGCCGAAGGACCGTTTGACGCCATAAAGGGGCTAGCAGGCAAGGCCGCATCGAAGGCCGCACAGATCGGCAAAAATCTTTCCAACAAGGTCACGTCTGACAAGCTTGAAAAGCTATGGAATGCGGCCGGAAAACCAACCAGCAGCGACGGTATAATCAAGATACTTCGAAAGGGCGGCATTGCCGACGACTTGATCAAGAATGCCTTGATCAATGCCGGTGTTGATCGAGAAGAGGTTGAAAAAGAGATGGGTGGCGAAACAGCTAATATTGCTCCCCCATTCAAGAGCGGCATCGAAGCAATGGATAAGGAAGCTGAAAAGATATTCAGAGAAAAAGGCAAGGATGCATTTGTTGCTTACTGGGAAAAGGTGGTCTCTGATAACGAACAAGCCCCAGATACCGCACAAAAGCCGGCCACTAGCAGGAGCGAAGACCCGATAGGCACCGTGGTAAATCGAAAGCTACGGGATCCAAAGACCGGCAAGGAAGTCTCGGTTCAACTGAAAAAGGTTGGTCCAAACAAGT